TATCGATTGAAACAGCAGTTCCAGCCGCAAACTTGTTGTACTGTGCTACATCCTCAAGAAACAGACTGATTGATCCAGTTACTGAACACCTACCACTGCCCATTCCAATTGGTGATAAGTCATCAACTACTTTCAGCAAGTTCAGTCCATTATCCATATCAATTGTCAAGGCAGTACATACGCCTATTGGAGAACCATCAATATCAACTGAGGCAGATTCAACAGACATTGGAGCAGCACCAGCACCACTTATAGCTGCATAAGTTGCTGCTGAAGTTGCAATTGTTTCATTCTTACCTAACCATCCAAAGGAGGCGGTAGCGTTAGCGTCAACCTGCATGGATAAACTAAGAGTATTAGCAACCATACCTGCTCGCATGAAGTACTGTGCTATATCAGTATACCCCACTTCCAGTGATACTGCTTGCTGAGTAGTACCATTGACAAGTACATTAGATCCAGCACCTGCCCAATCAGCAAAAAATGCAGAACTAAAAAACTCATCTAACTCTTTATAAATCAAGTCATTGTGCTCTGTTGAGCCAGAGATCCCTTTTGATCCGATACCTAAATAGTGATGATTTCGATCACTCTTTATAGAATCGCTTTCAATTCTGTTAAAATCCAGTTGTAACGAGTTGCTGGACTGAGAAATCTTGGATAAACTCGCTGGAGTAGTACCCCATGTGGTTTCTACTCCATAAGCCAACGTTGATTGACTACCTGTAGCTTGTGGCATTGTGTCTCCTTCTAATAATATTTATAATCAAAAATTGTTTCTACAACGTAGTGCTTTTTATTGAGCGATTCCCCGATATAACCGGATCGATAGGCACTGTACTCTATTCTATCAGCGATTGTAGTATCTTGAAATGTTGCGATCAAAGTATCTCGCAAAGTGTTGAACCCAGACATCCCACTGCGTTTTAAATTGTAGTGGGTGACAACAAAGAACCCTGTATATTTAATAAGCGAATTCAGACCAACGGTTAGCTTTTGACCACCCTCTGCAAACAGTTCTACTATGACAAATTCAGCAGGAAGACTATCAACATCCTCGATATCACCCAGGTTCTGATAAATCCTGACTTTTCCTGATAGAATTGATTCTATCTGAGTTATCACCTGTTGCCTAACCGTTTCTTCAGTTGCCATTATAAACCCTGATCCTTAAGTACTTCTTTCATACGCTTTTCCATTGCATTTCTTGAGATATTTTTCAGGAAAGCAGTTCTGGTCCGTGGTCTTAGTCTGACGTGTTGCATGGTGTTCCAGATAACATGACGCTTGGCATTTGGTTCAGCCTTAGTATTAGGATTACTCTCAGAGACTTCTAATATTTTAGGTTGCATCTTGCTTGCAATGCTCCAGTTGTTCTTGGTTTGACCAGTTACGATTGGAGTATCACGTTTGATATCGTCATACATCTTTTGAGCAAACTGCTCTAATACGTTATCAGGTAAATCACCAACCGCTTCGATCAAATCACCTAGTCTCTTTATCTTCCTAAACGGTTTGAACTCAGCCATCAGTTAAGCCATATCTCGTACAAATATCCAGCCCCGTTATCCATTGGAACATAATCAAATATGTTATGAACTTCAGAACCGATTGTTACCTTATCACCTATTCTAACACCAACAGTATCATCAGAGTTATACATAGTTGCCTTGTCACCTTTTCGCCTTATTTCAACTTGTTCAGGATAGAGCACGTCCAGTCTATTGACTTCCAGAATAATCTTAACAGCATAGTCAGTCTCAACGCTACTGCTCGACTCAGTAACCGGATTTAAACCCGTCTCAGTTTCCCTAGTCAATGTAGCATCCTTCCAAATATCAGTACTTGTAGTGATGCTATCTAAATTGTTCTGTATGTCTGCCAGAAGTGCTTCCATCGATTAAACAGGCTTGTAAGTTGCTTCGCCTTTCCAGTTTACTACACCAAATGGAATTCCATTGGTGTGAGTACCTGTAACATTGGCTACTACTCTGAAATAACGCTTTCCACCACGATACTGGACAGAAAACACAGTTGAATCTTCAGCAGGAGCATTAACTACAGCGAATGTTCCAGTGTTAGTTCCAGTTACAGCATTCATAATTGAAGCATCAGCACATGCAGTCCATGTTGAATCATCTACAGATTCTTGTGCTTCCAATTCTACATAAACAGAACCTGATAATGTATCACCAGAATTCCCCAGTACTACATCAGCACCACATACACCAAATCCCTGGCGATCAATTGTGATTCCAGTTGCATCAGCAGTAATTACAGCAGCAACGAATCCATTCTCTTTCTTAATTGTGTTTAATACGTCTCTCATGACTCCTCTGTTTGTTTAGATTTTTTGTTACGTTTTTTCTTCTTCGGTTCTTCGATTACAGGTTCTTCTGCAAAAACTGGCACTTCAATCACTTCTGAGATCTTCCCAGAACTCAACAACGGAGTATAAACTGCTTTTGATGAGATCACTAGGTTATCGCCAACTTTCTTCTTCTGCCCTGCAAACAAGAACTCTCTTTCTACATTAAATAGCATATCAGTACCTTATAAAAAAGTGCAGGTTGCCCTACACTTCCTGGTTATTAGTCAGAACCGATAGCGAAAGACTCAGCATGACGAACGGCAATGTCAGCATCCATCAGTACTCTAATGCGAACTGTACCAGAAGCAGAATTGGTGTACGGATCAGTCAAAATATCTAAACCATTACCCCAGTAACCGATCAATAAGTCAGACCAGTTACCAAAATACATCTTATTACTTGCACAGATGTTGGTAGGGATAACAGGATACCCGTTAGTGCTATTTCCCTCGATTACAAAATCACCAGACCCAGCATCCTTCTTAATCTGCTTCAGTTCACCTCTTAGAGAAGCACTTGTAACATAGTTAAGACTTCCAAGTAGTGCATCATCAACAGCAACAGCAGTTTCTAAATCAACAATCTCTCCCCAAGTAGGAGTAGCAGTAGTTGCCCAAGTCACAGAACCAACACCAGTGATGTTATCAAGTCCCATAGGCTCTGTTGCACCAGCACCAGATAGAGCAGCAGTATCAAGGGCAATTCCCATTCGCTTAGCAAGATCGGCTCTTACTAATCCTTCAATTGATGGACTGGATTGGATAAGTAGCTTTCTTGATAAATCTGAGTACGTGCCTAAAGTACGAGGTACAAGCGAAACTTGTCCTGTAGTTAGATTAGACGCTGTAGGAGCCACTCCTTCATTTACCCAGTAACCAGTAGCTGAACCTGTCTGCTTAGGGATTAACAAGTCACCTTGTAGTCCGGAGAGAACAGTAGCACCTGCTTGACTCGTAAACATAGACTTGTACAAATAGTCAATAAAGCTTCCGTATTCGTTCTGTACCAAGTATCCAGCCTGAGTAGCGTCCTGAGTAGTCAAGTCACGCTTTCCAGATGCTTGAACATCATAAGGTACAAACAATCCTTGAGGGTCTTTCCCAAGTCGCTTAGCGATCTCTTGAGATGCTTCAAGTTCAAGTCCGGCCTTAGAGAAGTCACGACTAGCAAGTGCGTTAACAACATTCAAGAATGAGTAACTTCTGACTTCTTTTTCAGATAGTCCAATTTTAGGATCTTCCATTTTTACCGGCTCAGGTTTTTCAAGTTTATGTAATAATTCACTTCTAAATTCCTCTACAGACTTGCCACTTGCAATTGCTTCATTTGCAATGTCCTGTACGTTGTGTCGTTGGCCTAAATCACCAATCTGTTCTACACGAAGTTTTTGATCAGCTAGAATTTTCTCTCGAATCTCGCTTTCGTTAACCTCTACAACGGGCTGTTTTTTTTCTTCTGGCATTTTTTCATCCTCTGTTCTTAATTGTTCCGGCTGCTCCGGTTCTTTACCCTGGTCAACTTCAATGTTGCCAGTATCTAGCATCCGTCCTAACCCAACCGAGTTATCAGCCGGAATACTAACTTGCGAAATCTCAAACGGAGTAAATCTGGTCGCTTTAAAAACAGGCAATCCATCTCTTTCACCGTCTTCAATCATTTCATCTATTGTGTAACCAAAAGAGATATTACCCCTGATTCCATCTACAAAATCGTTGAAATACTCTTGTCCTTTGTCTGACTTGGAAAAACGAACCATTGCCCGACCTTTGCCATCTTCCAACCATGCCTTCTCAACTACACCTACTTGCTGATCAGGATCATGTTG